TCAAATTCCCAACCCAATGCCTCATATGCCTTTTCTTTTGCATAGGGGACATATCTGTAAATCTTCTCATCCATCACGCGACCTTATAAATTGGCTGGATAGGGAAAACTACTTTTGGGCGAGCAATTTCTTTTATCTTCTCCTTTAAGTCTGAAATATCAATCATAAGAGGCTCAATGTCCGGCATGTCTATATTCTCCGGCATAAACATTCTTTTCTCTGGCGGCATAGATTCAATTTTGTTTATAGCATGAAGAACTGTGGTGTGGTCCCTGTCGCCAAAACATAGGCCAATTTGTTTAAGAGACGCGTCTGTCTCTTTTCTGCACCTCCAAATTGCATATTGCCTGGCGTGAGCAATGTCTCTTCTCCTTGACGGTCCTATTAATGTAGAAAAGGGAATGCCAGTTCTTACGCACTCTTGAAAAACTATATCCCTTATCCTTATGCGCTTCATTCCAATCTCCAAAAAATAAAAAGAGCCCCCGTAGGGGCTCAATATTAGCTCTCTACCACATCTAATTCCGCCGATACAGCGTCCATTGCCTGGCGCAAGGCGTCTTCGCTTATCGCTTTTGGGCTGCGCTTTGGCGCAAACTGAGAAACAGTAGCCGGCATGGCCGCGCCGCGTATTCCTACTTCGTCAGGAACAGACACCGGATCTGTTTTTGACGCGCCAGAAAACTGAGTGGCAAAGGCTAGATAGTTTATACCATCAATATAGTTGTCGACGTAGTCCTGCGTCTCCATTGCGCGGCCAAGCTTTACAAAGTGCATCATCATTGCAACTTCATATTCCGTGACCGTGCGATTAAAAAATACAGACGCCAAATTAGCAATGCGCGTAAAACATTCGTCTGGCGCGCCATAACGCTCGCCACGGTCGGCCAATAGCCCGGCGGCCGTCTTCAATGCTACATCATACTTCATGTCAATCTCTCTGGGTTTGCGTTAAGAACTTTAATCTTACCTACATATCGATGATTAATGGCCACATGGCCCCTACTATAATCCTCCTTTGTTGTTTGATCCCTATAATACTCTTGTATTATAACGAAATCATTTGTTGTAAGAGCTTCTACAAACTCGTCCAGACTATTTACTGGATATTCCGCGTTCAATTGATGAACTAAATTCCCGCTGGCGCTAGGCATAGCCATAGTCACTAAAAACCTCATTGTCCGTCCTTGTGTATGTTGAGATGCGGAGCGGCTTTGCAAGTTACCCCGCATCTCTCATTAGGCGGGTCATTCCACCTAACTGTTATTATCCAAAGTCTGCCCAGTCTTCAGTTGGAGCAGAAACTTTCGTCGATCCCGTTGAGGGTGGAGACGATATAGATGTCTCAGTAGGATTAGTCGACGAACCACGCGCCTTATATACAAGATCAGAGGGGCGCGGCACCCACCCAGTGATCTCAAATACAGGGCTATAGTTCGTCGACTTACGGGCTCCCTCTCCCGATGTTTTTGCCACGGCGTCCTTTAATACGACGACAGGCAACTTGTCTGGATTAGACTTAACGCCCTCATTATATGCGTCAGCTAATTTCTTAGCGCCGTCCAGAAATGCTGCGGCATTGCTGGCGAACTCTCTGACGTCACCGCCGCACTCTTTTGATAGCTTAAGAATAAAGCGGACTCCGCGCTTGTAACCGTCGCCAGGATTGTCAATAGACACACCGTCGGCAAGGCGAACCATACGAAAGTCTGGAGCCCCTCCCGTAGAGAAATTAATGAAGCCAACTTCAACATTGGGAAAGTCGATGATCGCCTTAAACGTCTTTGTGATATCAACTTCAGTCGTCTCCCCGTTAGCTCTGTCGCGGCGCGAAATACGTCCGCTGCGCGAGTCAAATTTAACGATGGGCAAAAAGTCAGCACCACCGGTTCCAACCCCATCAAAAAAACCACCAAATGCAGTCATATTACTTCTCCATTGCGCGACAGTCTGGCCTGTCGCAAGCCTCTCCCCATTGCGGGGAATCTCTTTTAGCGAAGTGAAGGGTGAACACCCTCTAATTGTTCGATGATCTTTTCAATAGATTCCCATACATAGAACACGTCGCTGCTTGTATGGATAACCGAATAAAACTCTTCATCTGGGCCGATATATCTTGTAAGGCCAACTATCTTATTTGCTTTAACAAGAAAAGGCTGCCTGTCTTCTTCTAATCCGCTATCGGGATCATAACTGGTTAACGTCAAGTAACCAAACTGAATTGCTGGTATTGCAGTGATCATGATTAAACTCCCCATATTTCAAACGCGGCCTGTCTGGCCTCGTCATCGTTAAAGTAAAAAGAGCTCGTGTCTGGAACAACATAAGACGCAAGCTCCTGCGGGTCTGTCGAAAGAGACAGAAATCTTTGAATCGTCATCCCTATACGCTTCAAAGCCTTTAAATGCTCGTCAACCGAATCAACTGCATAAGTCGCAGACTTCTTTGGCGTAACATAAGTCACGCGCCCCTCAGTCGCGCCATCAACTGCCGCAACATACAAACTTACTTGACGCGCATGTTTTGCACTGATTTTACTTGGTAGGGCGTGTGCCGTTTTGAGGTCGACAACAATCTTGTCTTTGAACAGGAAATCATAAAACCCGACGAACGGCACTGCAATTTCATCAAAGGAGTGCTCAATTTTGATCTGGGTCGACGAGGGTTTGCCATATGGTAATAATTCGGCCAGACCAACCGTAACAAAGTCTGCAATAGACCCCTCTTCTTTGTCACGGCGTGGATCGGACGATAAAGCATTAAGGCTCCAGAACTCTTTCTTTGCCACGTCAATGCAGTCTTTAACCGGCGCGCCAGTGAGTAGACCATGCTCAATTCCTTTTTCTACAGCCGTCCCTCGGTAAGCGGCCGCCCCTACCTTGCCGCCACGCTTTAATACTTTATTAAGCACAAAAGCAGCAGGGCTGGCCTCAAACAAGTTACAAGTTGAAGGGGAAAGATGTTCAATACCATGCGCGGCAAAAGGGTCGTTGGCTGTCAATGTCAATCTCCATATCAATATTAATCAAATTGCAACATAGCTGCACTAGATATTGTGTCAAGCGGAAAAATTAAGATTGCAAAAAATTTAGGTTAGGAATATAAAAAACCCGGTAGCTTGCGACTACCGGGTCGAGAAGACACGTAACTGATGAGGAAACCATGCCTTCAATTAAAGAATTACCAGACGTTAACTATCTGCGTCAACTATTGATATATGAACCTGATACAGGTTTGTTCAGATGGAGATATAGACATAATTCCAAAAGAGGTTGGAATAAAAAATTTGCAGGGCAAATAGCTGGATCAATAACCAAAGACGGCTACAAACAAATACCAATTGACGGTATTTTTTACAAAGCCCATAGATTGGCATATTTATATGTTTATGGGGAAGATCCTGATTATATTGATCATAAAAAAGTGCACAAATCTAAATCAAATAATATTATTTATAATTTACGAAATGCAACACATAGTCAAAATATGGCTAACAAAAAAATAATGAAAACAAATACATCTGGTTTTAAAGGAGTTAGTAAAGCGAAAAATTCAAAAAAATGGACAGCAACAATCGGTTTTCAAGGGAAAAAAATATATCTTGGCTCATATTTTACTCCTGAAGATGCTCACAAATCATATTGCGAAGCGGCAAAAAAATACTTTGGAGAATATGCTAGATTCAAATGATCGTTGACAAAATTTAATGTAAGGATATAGGGTCTATTGTCGATATGGAGATTGATATGTCTATGTTCAGCAGGCCCCCACGGCAGGAATATATATTTTTCGTTCAGTGTGAGAACTATGTAAAAATAGCGCGGTCTATGGGGCCAAACTATTACCTAAAAGACATGTCTTATCACAATCCGTTTGATCTAAAAATACTAAAGAAATTATGCGGCAATATAAAAACTGAACAAAGCATAAAGAGAAAGTTTTTAGGATATCGCCACAATGGCGCGTGGTATCGGTATGAGGGTAAATTGAAAGAGTTTATAGAGGGGACAATGATATGACAAAGAGCAAAAAAGCATTCAAATTTAATGGTGAAATTGATCTCACACAATGGGTTTTACCAAAGAGCGAACGACTTGTTGATGAAGCATTAGAAAAAATGCAGAACAATATTGAGAAGGAAATTGAAAAGCAATTTGAAAAGCTATCAGAAGAAATTGGAGATATGCAAAACTTTGCACGCCAAATAGCTTCAGAATCATTAAACATATCTTTTCAGAAAGGGCTGACAGCAAACTTCTGGCATCTGTCAGGTAAACCAGAAATAATAACCATCAGTTTTGAAGATTTTTGTGAAGATGGTTTTGACTGTGAATTTGATTTAAAAAAAGCAATTAATGAAGTCATTTTAGATAGGTGCGCAAAAGACGGATACATAGACAAAGATTATGCAGAAGACGTAATGTCTTTTGCAAAGATGCTTCGTGAATGCGCTGAAATTGTAGAGACAGCCATCAGACCGAAAGATAATAAATGACCTATAATTGCATCCTCGGCATTGACCCAGGACTAACGGGCGCTTGCGCCTTTTACTTTCCCTCACACCCCATGCTTGTCGGTATTCACGACATGCCAATAGACGGAAAGACAGTCGATGGTTACGAACTTGCTAAAATCATTCGCCAGTATAATCCAGACGTTGCGTTTATTGAGGCCGTTCACTCCTTCAGTGGGCAAGGTGTCGCCAGCTCATTCAACTTCGGATGTTCATACGGCGTGGCTAGAGGCGTGGTCGCGGCGTGTGGCATACCGGCTACATTGGTGAGCCCTCAAAAGTGGAAGCGAGAATTAGAATTAAGTAAAGATAAAAATCAATCACTGGAAATGGCGCGTATGCTTTGGCCGGACAGTGACAAGTTTAAGTTAAAGAAACATGACGGGCGGGCTGAATCAGCCCTTATTGCGATGTATGGATATAAGTCTCAGTTTGATGTGAAGGAAAAATAAATATGACTACTCATAAGAAATTACCATCATTAGATTTAGTCAGAAAAATAATAAAATACGACCCAAATACGGGAGTTTTAACATGGCTTCATCGTGATGATGACATGTTCCAAAAAGGAAAAAGAACTAACAATGAAATAGCAAATGTATGGAATGCAAAATACGCAAATAAACCAGCGGGTAATTTTAACGGTAGATATATAATTGTTAGATTTTATGGAATCCATTATGCTGCACATAGATTAGCATGGCTACTTTATTATGAAGTTGATCCAGAATTTCAAATTGATCACATAGATGGAAATAAAACCAATAATAAAATATCTAATTTGAGAGAAGCCACTAAATCAGAAAATATGATGAATAGAGGAGCTCAAAAAAATAGCAAAAGCGGAATAAAAGGAATTATGTTTGAGGAAAAAAGAGGAAAATGGAAAGCAGAAATTACTCTAAATAGAAAAAATTATTTCTTGGGTAGATTTTATGATTTAGACGAAGCCATACACGCAAGAAAAGAAGCAGAAAAAATATATCATGGTGATTTTGCAAAATAACAGGGATAAGTAACATGAAATCCGAAGACTATGAACGTGGTTGGAACGACGCATTTGATGCAATAGCAGACTACATAGAAAGGGAATTATGTTTAATAACGGGCTCAATGATACGCCGCATGAAATACGACACTTGGCGTTTTGTAGAAGAAGGTGAAGAAGTAGAAGAAAAAAAAGACGCCACTTAGGCGTCTTTTAAGTTGGGAGGTCACCATGTCCATACGGTAACTTTTTCAACTTACGATATTTCTAAATTAACTGTCAATATATATAGGCACACCATGTTAATAGAATTTGACGACGAGTTCGCTGGCGTCAGCGAATATGCAGAACTTTACCGCGAATTAGGATTACAAGTCGTTCCAGCTATGCTGCCGTCAACGGGGAAAAACTGGAAACGTCCCGCCCTCACGTCGTGGAAAGAATTTACAAACTCACTTGCAACACAGGAGCAATTCAATGAATGGTTCACAACAGGGTCAAATTCCCGGGTCACTAATATTGGTATCCTTTCTGGCATGTGTTCTGGGGGCGTCTTTATTGTTGATCTCGACACCTACAAAAACAGAGAGGCACAACTGTGGTTCGATGGAATATGTGCAGACAACAATGCCGGTGTAATTGTTGAGGCGCCAACACAAAGAACGGGTGGCGGCGGCATACAAATGCTCTTTCGCGCCCCAACGGGTTGGGCGCCGCCAACAATCAAAACGTCGATAGGCGTCGACATCAGGGGACAGGGCGGCTTTGCAGTCATTGCCCCTTCCGTCCATGAGTCGGGTAAGAATTACGAGTGGATAGACGGACTCGAGCCTTGGGAAGTTGAAATACCGGAGGCGCCTGATTGGCTGTGCCGTGAGCTCGACGAACTAGCAAGGATATATGGTGGCCACACCACAACTGAGTCTGGAGAACGAGTAAGGACCGATACGCCTCAACATCAGACTGACGAGTGGGGTAAGATCACTGACGGCCGTGAAGACCGCATGACGCGCATGGTCTTTAGGGCAATACTCGACCTCTATCGGGACTGCCCTATCCTCGACCCCAGAGAGGCTGAAGAGGCCAAGGTCAGGTGCTTTACCGAATACGTCGACCTGGTCGAGACGAGGCTTAAAGAGATAGGCGTCCCAAAGCACGTCCTTCTTGAGAAAGAGGGGCGCGGCAAGTCGCTTTTTGAACACAAGTGGAAGGCGACACTACGCCAGTGGGACACAAAGATCCACGAGGAGGCGCAAAAGCCTTGGACGCCAAAACAGGACACATTCCAGACAAACTATCAGTCAGAGTATAAAAAGGCCCAGAGTGAGCAACAGGCCCAGAGTGATGACTTTGAGGCCCCGAAGGAAGAGCCCCGACCAGAGGGCCTCTTTCGCGTCTTTAGGCGGTCTGACTTAAAGGCGCTCCCGCCGGCGGAGTTCATCATTGAGGGCCTTCTCCAGAGGTATGGATCAAACTACATCAGCGGCTGGCCCGGATGCGGCAAGAGCTTTTATACGATTGGCGCCTGTCTCGCCATTTGCACGGGCCAGGACGAGTTCCTTGGCAAAAAGGTCAATGTGCATGGCCCCATCATTTACGTCACTACTGAGGGCCTACACGACCACGACGCACGCATGACGGCGTATGAGAAGCTTCACAACGTCAGGGCAGACGAAGAGAACTACCTCGTCATTCCCGACGCCATGAACCTCATTGAGGGCGGAGACAGGTCGCGCCTGCTCAGAACAATAGATTGGGAAATTAAGCGCATGAAGCAGGCGCCCATAATGGTCGTATTCGACACGGTCTCAAGGATCATCCCAGGCGCGGACGAAAACAACCAAAAAGAAATGTCGCTATTCGTTAAGGCCGAGAACGAGGTCCAACAACAATTTAATACAACGACCGCCCTCGTCCACCACTTGAGCCGTGGGGGCAGTGGGGCACTCCGTGGGTCAACTGTGTTGGAGGGGTCGGCCGATACGATCGTCATGCTTGAACGTGAGAAGGGGTCAGAGACGGGCGTCTTAAAGGCCATGAAGATGAAGTCTGCGCCCGACGGGTGGGAGTTAGAGTATCGACTTAAAGAAGTATCTATTGACGGCTTTACCTCGTCACTGGCCATCCTAGAGGCCGTGGAGAGGCCAACAATTAATCCGGGCTTTGGTGGCCAGCAAGAGACGGGGTATGTCTTTGCGGCCGGCGTTAAGATGACGACAGATGAGCGTGACGAAATCCTCAAGGCCG